ACCATGTGGAACATGATTGTCCCGGAGCTGTTGCGGGAGAACGTAGTGGCGATCACAGACCTGCACAACGTTGAGGCCTTCTGTAGTGCCTACGACAACTGGCGCCTTGCGCAGGAATCGATCCAGTTGCATGGCATCGTCGTCACCGGGGCCACGGGTGGGCCGATGAAGAACCCGGCACTTACCGCCGCGAACGAAACGATGCGCCAGATGGTGACGTTCGGTTCAATGCTGGGCCTAGACCCGGCCAGTCGCACACGACTGATCGGCGGCAATAAAGAGAAAGAAACCAATGAATTTGCCAACCTGCTGAGAACCTGATGACCAAATCTGCCCACCCCAATGTCGACAAGGCAGTGGCGTGGGGTCGGTCGCTGCTTCGCGGGAAGGTGCCGGCATGCCGTTATATCCACCAGGCAGTGCAGCGCCACTTCGACGACCTGGCCGCCAGCCGCAAGCGCGGGTTCCGTTTCAAGTTCGATCCGGCGAAAGCAGAGAAAAAGCTCAAGCTGATGCAGCTGTTACCGCACACCAAAGGTGAGTGGGCATTCAAGCGTCAGCTGATCACGCTCGAGCCTTGGCAGCTTTTTGGCCTTGCCGTGACATTCGGCTGGGTCAAGAAGAAGGGCGGCCACCGCCGTTTTCGTGAAAGCTACTGGGAAGTGCCCAGGAAGAACGGCAAATCTGTTGTGGCCGGCGGCGTGGGCATCAGCATGTTCGTTGCCGATGGCGAGTTCGGCGCCGAGGTATACGCCGGTGCGACCACAGAGAAGCAAGCGTGGGAGGTTTTCCGGCCCGCCAAGCTGATGGTCAGCAAGTCACCGATGCTGATTCAAGCTGCCGGGATCGAGGTGAACGCCTCGAACATGAACATCCCGTCCGACTTCAGCCGGTTCGAACCATTGATTGGCAACCCGGGTGACGGCGCCTCGCCAAGCTGCGCCATCGTCGATGAATATCACGAGCATCCAACATCGGCCCAGTACGACACAATGCTCACAGGCATGGGCGCCCGGCGTCAGCCGTTGATGTTCATCATCACCACCGCCGGCGCCGACATTGAAGGCCCGTGCTACGACAAGCGCCGCCAGGTCGTCGAGATGCTGGCCGGTACCGTGCCAGATGATGAGTTGTTCGGATGGATCTGGACGCTCGACGAGGGAGACGACTGGACCGATCCGAAGATGCTGGCCAAGGCCAACCCGAACCACGGCGTCTCGGTGTTTCAGGAGTACCTGGAAAGTCAGCAGGCCAGGGCCATTCGCTCGGCGCGCTTCGCCAACACGTTCAAAACCAAGCACCTCAACCTCTGGGTGAGCGCAAAGTCCGGCTTCTTCAATATGGAGGATTGGAAATCCTGCGAAGACACTACGCTCACTCTGGAACAGTTCGAGGGACAAGAGTGGATCGCTGGTTTCGACTTGGCCAGGAAGCTGGACATGAACTCCCGGGCGCGACTGTTTTGGCGGGTCATTGACGGGAAGACGCACTATTACAGTGTGGCACCGAAATTCTGGGTTCCCTACGACACCGCCTACGACAGTGATAACAAACGCATGTCCGAAAGATTTCAGGCCTGGATCAATTCTAAGCATCTGGAAATCACCGACGGTGCCGAGATCGACTACCGGGAAATATTCGAAGACACCAAGGAAGCGAATCATCAGGCACCAGTCCGCGAGTGCCCGATTGACCCGCACGGTGCAACCGGCCTGAGTCACGACCTTGACGACGAAGGCTTCACGCCGATTACGATCACGCAGAACTACACCAACATGTCTGACCCCATGAAGGAGCTTGAGGCAGCAATAACTGCTGGCCGATTCCACCACGATGGGCATCCGATCATGACCTGGTGTATCGCCAACGTGATCGGTAAAAACATGCCTGGCAACGATGATGTCGTACGGCCCATCAAGCAGGGCGACGACAACAAAATCGACGGCGCCGTCGCGCTGATCATGGCTATAGGCCGGGCGCTAATTCTGGTCAACGACAACAGCGGCAACATCAGCGACTTCTTTTCGAAACCAATCATTGTTGGATAAAGCACCCATGGATACAGGCCTGATCCTCTTCATCGTGGCGGCCTTGGCTGCGCTGTGCCTGTTTGTAGCCGGCGTATTTGTCTTGGCAGGCCTCGGATGGTCCCTGATCGCAGGCGCAGCGTCGTTCTTGGCTGCCGCTGGATTCATTCGCAAGGGGTTGACCGGTGAATAAACCTATCAAGTCAGTCCTGCGTCAGGCTCTTTTCAAGTCCGCTGAGCCTGGGTTCGTGAAGTCTTCGCTCGCTGGTTGGGTAGGACGGCGTATTGGCCTTGGCGATGCTTCGTTCTGGAATGGCTACTACGGCACTGACTCCGCATCAGGCAAAACGGTTAGCCAACAGACAGCGCTTCAACTGTCGACGGTATGGGCTTGCGTACGCCTCATCGCTGAAACCCTGGCCACCCTCCCGATCGCACTTTACGAAGACAAGAACGGCGTACCAGAGGTGGCCACTTCGCACCCCGTGCACCGGGTGATCAGCCAGCAGCCGAACGCCGACCAAACCCCCGTTGAGTTCTGGGAATGTGTGGTGGCCAGCTTGCTGCTCAGCGGCAACAGTTTTAACGAGCCTCATTTGGTGGGGCGCGATTTGTCTTCGTTGGAATTTATCCTCCCGCAGTCTGTTTCGCCGCCTCGGCGCACGAGCAGCGGCGCGATCGAGTACCGGTTCATCGACAGCGAGGGCAAGCCTCATACGCTTCTCGATGAGCAAATGATGCACACGCGCGGCTTCGGGACCGATCCCATGTGCGGTTTGAGCCCGCTTGCCATGGGTCGCAATGTATTCGGCGCTGCTATGGCTGCCGATGAGTCGGCCAGCAAGATGTTTGCCAACGGGATGAAGCTCGGCGGCGTTCTGTCCACAGACCAGATTCTCAACAAAGCCCAGCGGGAGGACATCCGAGAGGACATGGCTGCCAAGTTCGCCGGCGCTGTGAACACCGGCAAGACAATGGTTCTGGAAGCTGGCATGAAGTATCAGCAGGTGTCTATGACACCCGAAGATGCACAAATGCTCCAAACCCGCGCATTCAACGTCGAAGAGATCTGCCGGTGGTTTCGTGTTCCGCCTTGGATGGTCGGCCACACGTCGAACAGCACCAGCTGGGGCACTGGCATGGAACAGCAGATGCTCGGATTCCTGAGCTTCACGCTGCTTCCCTGGATGAAACGCATCGAGCAGAGCATTAATCGTCGCCTTCTGCGGCCTGACGAGCGTCGCCGATTTTACGCAAAGTTCAATCCAGAGGGCTTGCTTCGTGCCGATAGCGCGGCTCGCGCCGCGTTCTATAGCTCCATGACACAAAACGGGATCTATACCCGAGACGACTGCCGGATCAAGGAGAACCTTGCACCGATGGGTGGTAACGCCGCGAAGCTCACCGTCCAATCCAACATGCTGCCGATCGATAAGCTTGGCGAGGGATCTGGTGATGCCCAGCAAGCTCGTTCCGCGCTTCTGGACTGGCTCAACGAAACCCCCAAGGGGAACCAGGAATGAAACGCAAAGACCAGTCCCTGGCGGTGAAGTACCGCTCATTTGATTACGACGTGAAGGCTGTCAGCGATGACGGCCTTTTTTCTGGCTACGGATCAGTGTTCGGTGTAGTCGACAGCTACAACGAGGTTGTCGCGCCCGGGGCGTTTCTTGAATCGATCGCCGACCTCAAAGCGAAAGGCAGGTCTTTACCAGTCCTCTGGCAACACCGCACGGCCGAGCCAATCGGTTCCTGGTCCATGGATACCCTGAAAGAGGACACCAAGGGCTTGTTCGGTGATGGCGAGCTCTGGCTGGCTGATGCGCCGTATGCGCGTATCGCCATGCGCGGCATGAAATCCCGATCTATCACCGGCCTTTCCATCGGCTATTACGTGCGCGAGTCGAGCTTCGACGAAAAGACCCGCATCCGCACGCTGACCAAGCTCGATCTGGTGGAAATTTCCATTGTGACGGTGCCGGCCAACGATGAGGCGCGCACCGACACCATCAAGTCCAAGTTGGCACATGGCGGCCTTCCTTCCCTTAAAGAATTCGAGTTGCTCTTGCGCGAGGCAGGATTCTCGAAAAATCAGTCAACGGTGATTGCCAACCGTGGACTGCAACACCTGCTCCGGAGCGAGTCCGCGGGCGACCTGGCTGAAGCTGAACTCGTCGAGGCGATCAAATCGCGCCCGGCACTGACTCTCCCATCGTTTTGAGGATTCACCATGCATAACGCCATGAGCAACCAGGCTCGCGCCGAAAACCGTCAGATGCAACGCAAGGAACATGCTGACGACAAGGTCCAACTGAAAGCGGTAACCGACCTGCTGGATCAGCGCGACCAGGAGATCAAAGCGTTCGCCGAGAAGGCGAACAAAGAAATCAAAGAGCACGGCACCATTCTGGCCGATACTAAAACCGTTCTCGACGGCCTGGTGAAGGATGGCTTGGGCTTGCAGGATCGCCTGCAGGACATCGAGCAGAAGCTGGCTCGCCGTTTTGCGGCGAACGATCCAACTGACGCCAAGTCGGTTGGCGAAGAGCTTTCCGACTCGGAGGACTTCAAGGCCCTGCAAACTCGTGGCCGTGGCATCGCCCGCATTGGTCGCAAGGCCGTCACCAACATCACCAGCGCAACCACCGGTACTGGCGGCGTGGGCGTCGGCATCCAGCCAACGCGGGTACCTGGCATCGTTGCCGATCCGGAGCGTCAGTTCGTCATCCGCGATTTGATCATGCCTGGTCGCACCGGCTCTAACGCTGTCGAGTTCGTGCAAGAAAGCGGCTTCCAAAACATGGCGGCGATCCAGGCCACTGAAGGCGCAGCGAAAGCCCAGTCGGATATCTCGTTTGCTATGAAAACCACCAACGTGGTGACCATCGCGCACTGGTTCCGCGCCTCCAAGCAGGTTCTGTCCGATATCCCGCTGTTGCAGAGCTACATCAACGGTCGCGCGATCTACGGCCTGAAGTACAAGGAAGAAGAGCAGATCCTCGCCGGTAACGGCGTGGGCGGGAACATGCTCGGCCTGATACCTCAGGCATCCGCTTTCAACAACGCCCTTCGCAAAGCCGGCGATACCAAGATTGATACGCTGCGTCGCGCCATCCTGCAGGTACGGATCGCCGAATACCGCGCCTCGGCGATCGCACTCAACCCCGTCGACTGGGCTGATATCGAGCTGACCAAGGACAGCACTGGCTCCTACATCTGGGTCAACGTCCAGGAAGGCGGCGCACAACGCCTGTGGAAGCTGCCGGTTGTAGACAGCAACGCTGTTCCAGAGGGTGAATTCTTGGTGGGCGCCATGAACATCGCGGCTCAGATTTTCGACCGCGAAGAGGCGGCAGTCGAAGTTTCGACTGAAGACGGCGACAACTTCCGTACCAACATGGTCACGATTCGCGCAGAAGAGCGCCTGGCTATGGCTGTGTACCGTGAAGAATCCTTCGTCCACGGTGAATTCGACGCGCCGTAAGGTTTCGACACCTCATAGGAGCGCACCCGGGAAACCGGGTGCGAACACCGATGCCAGACATCACTGTAAAAGCGATCAAGGGCTTCAATGCCGACGGCCTGGATTCAGGCGAAAAGTATGTGAAGCGTGGAGCGGAATTCACCGTGGATGAATCGGTGGCCCGCGATCTCCGGCGTAATGGCCTGATCGAGGAATACGACGTGAAGAACTCTGCGTCCCCGGAAAACAAGCAGGCCCCAACCCCTTCGAATAAAGCTGCGCCGAAACCCGCAGCCAAGAAAAAGGCCGACTGACCATGAGCGTGATCGACATCGAACTGGCCATGAAGCACTTGCGCGCTGAAAGCGAAGACCAGGATCTGGTGCAATCCCAGCTGGATGGCGCTGAGGCGGCAGCGATGGCGTACTTGAATCGTTCGTTCTTTGTTGATCAGGCCGCCCTTGATTTAGCGAAGGCTACAACTCTCCAGCGCACCCAGGCAGCGCGTGCTGTCTATCGGGCCGCATTGGTTCAGGCCGACGCTCCAGAAAATGCCGAGGATCGCGGCAGGCTGCGAGAGCTGGCTCGCAAAGTGCTGGAGCAAACCTTCGAGATTATTGACATGGACGAGTTTGGGATCGTCACCAATAAAGCGATCGAAGCAGCCTGCCTGCTGAAGCTTGGTCACCTCTATGCCAACCGTGAAGAGGTTGTAACGGGAACCATCGCGACCGAACTGCCGCTGACCAGTAAGTCGTTGCTGGCGCCGTACCGTATCGGCATGGGGGTCTGATGAGAGCCGGCCCATTGCGTCATCGATGCACAATGTTCAAACCAGTTCTAACGAAAAACAAAACGGGCGGATTCGACACCTCGTGGGTGGAGCTCGTAAAACTTTGGTCTGAGATCACCATGCCAACGGGCCGGACCGCGCCAGTCGCTGAGCAGTTGAAGGCGGTGGTTACCGCAGAGATACGCATCAGACCTCGTGCGGACGCTGTCGCAGGCAATCGACTGGTGCACACGGCGAACGGAATCGCCACCACCTACCTGATCGAAGCCGCGCTCCCGAACAACGAGCGCGACATGCTTCGACTGCTCTGTTCAAACGTACCCAATCCATAGAGGTGAATCATGAGAGTAGTTGCCCTGGGCACTCTTTCCGGCGCTACCGGCGACCGGGAAAAGGGTGAAGAATTCACGGTTGACGCCAAGCTTGGTGCCGACCTAGTGGGTCGCGGCTTGGTCGAGCCTGCGCCCGATTCGTCGCCAGCCGGTGAAAAGGCCGGAAAGGCCAAGGAGTAATCCATGGCCGCCCGCCGCTCGCGCATGTCCGGCGATTTCAAGCTTCGCCGCACGCTACGCACACTCCATCAATCCATGGATAACGAGCTGGCACCGGTGATGCGCGACAGTGCCGATCGCATTCTTTCGACGATGAAGAACCTGATCCCGAAAGACACTGGTGCGGCTGCTGCCGCGCTGACGGTGTTTGTTTCGCAAAGCGGCCTTGACGCCCAGATCGGTATCCGTGGCAAGAAGAACAAGCAACGGTTCTTCTACATGCGGTTTGTCGAGTACGGGACCAAGGGCTACACCGGCAACAAGCGTGCCGGTGGCAGAACTCGCCGACCGACTAATAAGGCCGACGGCTCAAACTTCTTTGGCAAGTATCCGGACATCCCGGCGCGCCCCGCGCATCCATGGCTTCGCCCGGCTAAGGACGTGAACAGGGAATATGTGGTGGCCAACATCAAGGCCGCCATCGGTCGAACGCTGAGTAAGGCGAGCAAGGGGCTTACCAATGGCTGATCCGTCTGTTGCGTTACAGGAGGCGCTGTTCGCTAGGCTTGCAACTGAGGTCTCATGCCCGGTGTACGACGGCGCTCCCATGGATTCGCCGATGCCGTACGTTTCCATTGACCGCGAAATTTCCACCAACATCACTCCTATCGCTGGCAGGAAGCGCGAACAGCGCCTGATTTATCTGTCGGTTTGGTCGGACGCCCACGGGCAGGCCGAGGTGAAGCGCATTCTCGGTGAGGTTGTAGCTGCCCTGGACGAGCGCAGGCTGCCTTTGAGCGTTGGGCGCGCTGTCTCGGTAAGGGTCGAGCAAGCAGACTCCCAGCGCGAACCCGACGGCGTCACGTATCAAGGGTCGGTCACGGTCCGCGTCATCACCACCCACTAAACCCAAAACCCGGCCGCCCTGCGGCTTTATCCAATGTGCCTTTGGAGGACCCCCCATGGCCGACGACAACCTCAATACAGCCGCCGGCTGCCGGATCAGTATCGGCAGCAAGAACGGCGCGGATACCGAAGCGCTCTACAAGGCAGACACCTACGTCGAAATTGGCGAAGTGGAAGACCTTGGCGAGTTCGGTGACACCTTCAGTTCGGTGACCTTCACCTCGCTGCGCGATGGCCGCGTGCGCAAGTACAAGGGCACCGCCGATGCCGGCGATCTGACCTTGGCCGTCGGCCTGGACAACGGCGACCTGGGCCAGGCCAAGCTGAAGATCGCTCACAAGGATCGCAGCAAGGGCGACTACAACATCAAGATCACGCTGAACGACGGTGACCCTGATGCCACCCCGGCGCTGTTGCCGACCACGTTCTACCTGCGCGGTAAAGTGATGAACAACACCGTAGCTGCCGGCGCCGCCGACAATGTGGTACGCCGTAACGTCACGATCGGCATCAACTCCGACATCCTGGAAATCCTCCCGGCTGCCGCCGCCTAACCTGCGGGGCTTCGGCCCCGAACCCCAAGGATTCGCGAAATGAGCAAGACCCTTTACGGTACCGTTGAGATCAAACTCGGCGACGAGACGTACACGCTGACCCCGACCCTCGGCGCCGTGCGAGCGATCGAGGCACACTTCGGCGGCCTGCGCGGTGCGTCCCAGGCAATCAACGCGCTGAGCGTCGATGGTTGTGCGGTGATTATCGCCGGCGGTGCTGGCTTGAAAGGCAAGGCAGCCGAGGCCGTTGCTGAGCAGGTGTGGCAGGCCGGCGTGCTGGATGTGTCCGTGCAGCTCAATGCTTACCTGGTGGCGCTGTACAACCCGAAAGGCCCTGACGCGGGAAAGGAAAAGCCGGCGGCGGCGTAAGTGCTGTCGAGAACGGCAGCTACGTCGACCGGCTTTATGCGGTGGCCACTGGCTGGTTGGGTTGGTCGCCCGAACTGGCATGGGCCACGCCGATCCCTGAACTGTTCCTGGCCATGGACGCCAAGATCGAATGGGCCCAGATGACGAACCCCTTCGGCGGTGGAAAGGCGAAAACCAAGGCTGATAAGCCATCCCCGTCGACCGTGGCCGACAAGCTGCGGCAGGCGCTCACAGGGAGGCAGGCGGCATAGCGTTTTGATACTCTTCTCCGATTACAGACGAGGGATCGACGAATGCAAAAGCTGATGATCGCGCTGCCGTTATTTTTGTTGCTGGCGGCATGCGGACAATCCGAGGCCGATAAGGCTAGGAATAAGGCCGAAATGACCGAAATAAGATATCAGCGCGTGGCAAGGGAGTTTGTAGCTGGGGTCTTGAAAGATCCAGAAAGCGCTGAGTTTCGTAATCAGAGAGGGTTTTGCGGCGAGGTCAACTCCAAAAACTCCTTCGGCGGGTATGTCGGCTTCAAGAGATTCATCGCCGCCACTAAGGAAATGGTGGTTTTTGCGGGCGACGATCGCATGAGCTCAAGTGAATTTGAGAAGGCTTGGTCCAAGCTCTGCCACTAATTTTTATCAACTTTATCACCCGCTCCGGCGGGTTTTTTTATGCTCGGAGAAAAGCATGGCCGATACCGACGTACAGGGAATGCTTGTCCGCATCGAGGCTACTACGGCGCAACTTCGCCAAGAGATGGCCCGTGCAGATTCCAGCGTTGGCCAGGCTTCCAGCAAGATCGACAAAAGTCTGGGGCGAGTTGATACCGCTTTTGATCGTGCTGGAGAGCGAGCCCAGAACGCATCTGGACTGATCAAGACTGCGTTGGCGGCAGCGATCGGTGCTGCCGGTATCGGCAAAATCATTGAGGCCGCCGACTCATACGGCCAGATGTCCGACCGTATAGGCATGGCAACCAGCAGCGTCGGCGAATACGAGCAGGTGCAACAGCGCCTGTTGGACACTGCGAAGCGCACTTATCGGCCTCTCGCTGAAGCGCAAGAGCTATACATACGAACTTCGGACAGCCTCAAATCCATGGGCTACAACACCAGCCAGGCGCTGGACGTAATGGATAGTTTCAGCTTTCTGCTGGTCACCAACTCGGCGTCGGCAGATAAAGCCAGCTCGGCTATCGATGCTTATTCGAAGGCACTTCAGACCGGAAAGGTTGAGGCTGACGGGTGGCAATCAATACTTGCCGCGATGCCTACGGTAGTGGACACCGTCGCCAAATCGACCGGAAAGTCGGCCGAAGAAATCCGCAGCCTTGGTGCACAAGGCAAGCTTAGCTTGGATACCCTGACTGCAGGCCTGCAAAAGACTGCGGAAGCAAACGGCATTCTTGCGGACGGAATGAGTGTCGCTGTACGAGACGCGGTGCAAAACCTGCAAAATGCTTTCACCACTTACGTCGGGAAGCTGAACGAAACCACAGACGCCACTGGTGTTCTGGCAAGCGGTATCGGGATTGTTGGTGAAAACTTCGAAACGCTCGCGGATGTTGCGATACTTGCTGCGATTGGCGCCCTGGCTGGATACGGCCGGGCGGCTGCTGGGAATGCAGCGGTGGCTGTCAAATCAGCGATCCAAGACGCGGCTGCACGCAAAGCTCAAGCGGCATCTGTGCTGCTCGTTGCGCAGGCTGAGCAGCAGAAAGCGCAGACTACTGTTTTCCTGGCGGAGAAAGAAGCTCTTGCGGCCCGGGGCACTGCGGTGCAAACACAGATGTCTCTGCAACTGGCAGAAGCTCGCACGGTCGAAGCTCGCGCGACGAACGCGGTTGCCATCGCTCAAGCAGGCGTGAGAAGTGCGTCTACGACTTTGCTCGGTGTTCTTGGTGGTCCTGCAGGCGTTGCAATGCTGGCGATCGGGGCCGCGACGGCATTCCTCACTTTGCGCGACAACACTGGTTTTCTTGAGAAAAAACTTGGAGACCTATCAGCACCACTTGATGTGCTCATTAAGAAGTTCAACGAGTTAGGACGGGCAACTCAGGCCGTCACGCTGCGAGAGCTTCGATCCGAAATCGACAAGACCCAGCGCAAGGTCGAAGAGTCTTCCGGCGCGATTGCGGACAAATTCGAAAGCAGTCTTCGTAATGCCGGCGCTGCTGGCCAGGATTCCGGCCTGGCCGCCGGGTTCGTCAGCCTTTCAAAGGATGCTCAGGCTGCGCTGGATATCGTAAAAAAGGCGTCTAAAGATTCGGCCAGCGGAGTAGCTGTTGACTGGGCCAGTGTTGCGAATAAGGTTCGAGCATTCCCTGCAGTTGTTTCCGAGTCAATGGCGCAGGGGATCGAGGAAAGCGCGGGCGACGTTGAGAAGCTTACAGCAACGCTTACAGCGAACCAGGCCGCGCTTTCTGCATTTTCCGCCGAGAACAATAAGTCATCGGATGGTCTTGGAAGGAATGCCGCTGCCGCAGCTGCTGCGACAGCGGCGGGTGAAAAATACCTGGAGCAACTAGATAAGCAGCTTGGAACGCTTCAGGACAAGACGGCCGCCGAAGCAGCTGAACGCGTAATCCTAAAGGAGAACATCGACACCCAAAGTGCTGTCGCTGCTTCAATCCGCGCTCGCGCCAAAGCTATCGATGAACAAAAAGCTGCGGACGACGCAGCAACGAAAGCGAAAAACAAGAACGCCAGCGCCACCGAATCGGCGGCAAAGAAGCAGCTCAAAGACTTCGATTCGGCCGAGGAAGGCTACAAGCGCCAGATCGAACTGATCAACACCACCGGCAACAAGCAGAACGAAGCCACGGAGGTGATGAAACTTTCCTTCGAGCTTCAGGAGGGAAAGCTCGGCAAGCTGAGTGAGGCGCAGAAGAAAAAGCTCCAGGGCATGGCCGCCGAGCTCGATGCGCTGAACAAGCTTAAGAAGGCCAATGAGGACGACCTGAAGCTGACGGCGTTCAAGAACGCTCAAGCACTGAATACCCAAACCACGAAGGATGGCTTCGACCAAGAGCTGGCCGGCATAGGCATGGGTGACAAGGCGCGCGACAGGATGCGCGCAGACTTGGCCATGCGACAAAAGTACGTGGCTGATGTGGCGGCGCTCAATGAGCAGCGCAACACCGGGCAGATCACCCCGGAGCTCTACGCCAATGAAACTCAGGTGCTGCAGGACGAGTTGAACAAGCGCCTGCTGGCGCAGGAAAACTTCTACGCCGCGACGGACGAGCAACAAACTAACTGGATGAATGGCGTCAACGAGGCATGGGCCAACTATGCAGATGCCGCGCGGGACTATTCGGCCCAGGCGATGGACATCACCAATACAGCGCTTAGCGAAGCCACTGGCGGTCTCGGCACGTTCTTCTCGGACGTGGCCAGCGGCGCCGAGGATGCCGGTGACGCCCTGGGCGATATGGTCGGCAACTTCGCCAAGTCGATGCTGAAAGCGCTGGGCGATATGGCGGCTCAGTGGCTGATCTATCAGGGTGTTCAGTTGCTGGTTGGCAAGGCTACTCAATCTGGCGCTGCTACTGCCCTCGGCGCGAACGCGCAAGCCATGTCGTTGCAAGCAGGGCTCAACGCCTACGCGTCGACTGCTGCTATTCCGATCATCGGCCCTGCGGCCGCTCCGGCGGCTATGGCGACGGCACTCACCGTAACTGGTCCTCTGGCTTCGGCTGTTGGTATGACGGCGCTTGCGGGTATGGCGCACGACGGTATCGACTCGGTGCCCGAGGATGGGAGCTGGTTCCTGCAAAAGGGCGAGCGGGTTACCACGGCTCAGACCAGCGCAAAACTGGATGCGATGCTGTCCAGGATTGATAACGGCCTGAGCGGCGCCCAGCCCCGCGCACAGATCGGTATTGGCAGCCTGGAGTCGGACGGTAACGGTCGCGCCGCGCTGGTTGGGTCTTCTCCGGTTGCGCCGAGCGGGCCCACACAGATTGTGTTCAACGCGCCAATCAGCGTGCAGGCCCAGCCGGGCATGTCCGATCAGGAAGCAGCGCGCCAGGGCCAGGCGATGTCGTCAGGTCTGGAGGCGCAGTTCGGAAAATTCCTTGATCGTGAAATGGGCCAAGGTGGCCGGCTGTGGAGGCGTTGATGGCTGAGACATTTACGTTTGATGTTGAGGTCGGCCTTGAAGGCGATATCACCCAGCGAACCTGGGAAAACGAATTCGGTGATGGAATGGTGCAGGCCGGCGGCATTGGTATCAACACAAAGAGCCAAGTGTGGAATCTAGTGCACACCGGCGAGAATCTGCCGGGCGAGGAATTGCCTGAGCTTCTAGCTTTTCTCGACCGTCACGAAGGATACAAGGCATTCCGATACGCGCCGCCAGGGGAGCCGGAAGGTTGGTACCGGGCAAATGGCTATAAGAAAAAGGCACTCGGCGAGGAAATTTACACCGTCACGTTCTCTGTTAAGCAGGTGTTCAACCCCCGCCCTTAACCCTCACCAAGCCCCGCCAAGTGCGGGGTTTCTTGTTTCTGGGGCCCTATGAATTACAACACCGATATTCAAAAGCTCGAGCCGGGTAACCAGATCCGGCTTTATGAGCTGGATGCCACGCGCCTGGGTGGTTTGCTTTGGCGCTTCCACGGACACGCCCATGAGGGAGACATTATCTGGCAGGGGCAGTTGTACTCGCCGCTCCAGATCGAGGCCCTGGGCTTCGACATCCGCGGCGATGGACGACCTGCTTCGCCAACGCTGAAGGTCGACGATGAGCTAGGTGGCGTTCGCGGGGCGATCACTGCCCTGTGCTTCCAGTTCCGCGATCTGGCCGGGGCCCGGGTCAAGGTGATCGAGACGTTCCGCCACTTCCTGGATGCCGCGAACTTCCCTGACGGCAACCCGGAAGCAAGTGACCAGGCCAAGACGAACCTCTGGTTTATCGAGCAGAAGACCGAGGCGCTACCGAGCATCTCGGTGACTTTCTCGCTTTCGAGCCCCACGGACATGGAAGGCCAGATGCTGCCAGCTCAGCAGATCACCAAGCTTTGCCGGTGGGCCTGCCGTGGCGGGTACCGGCAGGAGGCTTGCGCCTACACCGGCACGGCGATGTTCGACAAGAAGAACCAGCCCACTGACAACCCAGCGCTTGACCGCTGTGGTGGTTGGTGGAGCAGCTGCAAACTTCGGGGCAACACCCGCCGGTTCGGTGGATCCATGGGCGCAAGCCTTATAGCAAGTTCGAGGTAGCGATGCGCATCAACAAAAAACTGCAGGACGAGATCCGCGCGCATGCTGAGGGCGTCTACCCGGCAGAAGCCTGCGGCGTTCTGATCAAGTCGGCCGCCGGCCGGGAGTACGTGCCCTGCGCCAACCTCGCCACGACGCCGCGCGAACACTTCCAAATCGATCACAAGGACATGGCTGCCGCCGAGGATCGCGGTGACGTGCTGGCCATCATCCACAGCCACCCCGACAAGGCGCCCACGCCGAGCATGGCGGACCGGGTCAGCTGCGAATTGCACGAATTGCCTTGGGGCATCGTGGGCTGGCCAGGCGGTCACTTCGAGTGGTTCAAGCCTTCGGGCTTCCAGGCGCCGCTGCTGGGCCGCGACTTCTCGCATGGTCTGCTGGATTGCTGGGCAGCGTGCCGCGACTGGTACGCCCGGGAGGCCGGCTTGCAGCTGCCGAACTTTGAGCGTTCCGATCTCTGGTGGGAGCAGAAGGAAGGCCCGAGCCTCTACGAAGACAACTTCGCGGCAACCGGCTTCTACCAGGTCAACGAGGCGAAGCGCGGCGATATGCTGGTGCTGCAGATCCCGACGCCGGGCCGGGAGTGCTATTTCCCTAATCACGCCGTGATCTACCTGGGCGATGAGCCGACACTCATCAGTGAGCCGGCGCCCAAACTTGGCGGGTCTGGCCCGTTCATTTACCACCACATGCCAGGCCGCTTGGCTGCCCGCGAGATCTACGGATGGTCGATGGCCAACCGCGTCAAACTCATTCTCCGGCACAAGGACTACCGCCCATGACCATGCGCACCATCAAGCTCGGCGGCGTGCTGGGCAAGAAGTTCGGCAAGCAATACACCCTGGACGTCCACAGCTTCCGCGATGCGATGGCCGCGCTATGCATGATGAAACCAGGTTTCGAGAAGTACCTACGCACGGCGGAGGAGCGCGGCCTGGTGTTCGCCGTGTTCGTCGATGAGCGCAACCTGGGCGAGCAGGAGCTGGATCTGGTGGGGCATGTAGGTGGAGATATCCGCATTCAACCGATTATTCAGGGCAGCAAGCAGGCTGGCATGTTCCAGACGCTTCTCGGCGTGGTGCTGATCGTGGCCGGCCTTTTCACCGGCGGCACTACCTCGACCCTGGGTATGGGCTTGCTCGCCGCTGGCGCAGCTGTGGGCCTGGGCGGCGTTGTGCAAATGCTGTCACCGACCACCAAGGCCAGCGCCGAAGGCAAGAATGATGACGGCAACAACCCGAGCTATGGCTTTGGGGGGGCCGTCACTACCACCGCACAGGGTAACCCGTACCCGCTTTTGTATGGTGAGCGCGAGGTTGGCGGCGCCGTCGAGTCTGGCGGGATCTATACCCAAGACAACATCTAGAGCGCCCTCAAGCAGAAACCGACAGTTTATGAAGGATCAATCTTGGATTTTTTTGAGTTCTTTACAGCTATCGATTGGTCAGCTGCCGCGAGCTCTGGCGTTGGGTCTGGCTGAGCATTGGTGGTAGATACAGGACGATATGGAGGGAGCATCGTTTCTTTTGAGGTAGCTATGCCTTTTCGTTCTGTCTTTAGAATTTGATTGGAAACAGTTCCCATGGCCGCGATCAAAACTCCGTCAAACTCATAAAGCTCTGGAGGCGTCTTTCGCAGCTTGCGAGCTTCAGTCGATCGTTTGTCTTTATTTTTTACAAGTCCGTCCTTTAGCCTAATGGCTTCTTCTCGGCTTGAGCATCTGTATTGCTCAAGTTCGCCTTCCATCACGTAAAACGTAGTTGGCTCATTGCCCTCTGCCTTTTCGGGGTCTTTCTCTGGAAGAATATAAAATTGATCCACGTTGATACTCCTTATCTGAGGATTGCCTGTATAGCAGGGGGGCAGAGACTTAGCAAAACTCAGGCTGGCTGAAACTCAAACCCAATTCTTTCTTAACCCGCTTCGGCGGGTTTTTGCATTCTGGAGGGCGCATGAGCGCAGTGGCAAAGAAGGCGCTCGGCGCAGCACCTCGCAAGCGCCGAGCTGTTATTGGAAGTAAGGGTGGCCAGGCGAAGCAGAAACAACCCAGCATCGCCTCGAACAGCGTTCCGTCCATCTCTACCGCGCGCATCCTCTACTTGTGGAGCTGGGGCCCGATAGTTGGGCCGGTTGATGGCTTGCGCTCTGTAAAGTTGAACGGTACCGCAATTCAGGCGCCCGACGGCACGATCAACTACCCCAGCGCCAAATGGCAGTTTCGCTCTGGCGAGCTGAATCAAGATCGTCTCGAAGGCATTCAGGAATCGAGCAACGAGATCGACGTCAAGAAAGAGTTGGTCTTTGGTACGCCGTGGCTGCACACCATCACCAACTCGATGATCGATGCCGTGCGCATTCGCCTGAGCTGGCCAACGCTTCGCAGTCAGGACGCCTCCGGCAACATCAACGGCGTCCGGATTGATTACGCCGTGGATATTTCCACCGACAACGGGCCCTACGTGCAGGTGCTGGTGTCGGCGGTAGATCGCAAGAACATCACAGAGTACGAGCGAGCGCACCGGCTTGACCTGCCGGCCGGTAGCCGCTGGACTATTCGTGTTCGCCGACTCACTCCGAACGCTAACTCCGACCTGGTCGTGGACCAGATGATCGTCAAAGCGATCGCAGAGGTTGTCGATAGCGACCAAGAGTTCCCACTGACCGCTGTCAGCAGCCTCGAATATGACGCCCAGACATTTGGCGGCGATATCGCAAAAATTGCCGTGCTGATGCGTGGGCGCATCATCCGTGTGCCGACCAACTACAACCCCGAAACCCGCACTTATGCAACCTCTGGTACCGGGACAAGCAACGGCATCTGGGATGGCACCTTCAAGGAGGCTTATACCAATAACCCGGCCTGGATCTTCTACGACCTGGTGCTGCATCCGTATTACGGCCTCGGCGACCGAATCGACGCGACAATGATTGATCGCTGGTCGCTGTATCGAATCGCTCAATACTGCGACCAGATGGTTCCGGATGGGAAGGGCGGCCAGGAACCGCGCTTTACGTGCAACCTGTACTTCCAGAAGCAGGCCGAGGCATATGCCGTTCTTCAAGACCTCGCATCGATCTTCCACGGCCTGGCGTATTGGGACGGCAGCCAGATCGTGGTCAACGCGGATATGCCCGGCGACCCGGTTTACACCTACAACCAGACGCAGATCCTGAACAACGGAGCCATCAAGTACGAAGGCACCCGCGCGCGTGATCGGCACACGCTTTACATGGTGTCCTGGGACAACCCGGATCAGGGTTTCGAAACCGACAAGGAACCGGTGTTTGATGATGAAGCCATGGTTGAGCTGGGCGGCATCGTACGTGACACCGACGTCGGCGCGATAGGTTGCACATCCCTGGGGCAAGCACAGCGCGCCGGGCAGTGGGCCGCGCTCACTGAAAAGCTGCAAACGCAGGGCGGGGTCTTTCGTGTGGGCTTGGATGGTGACATTCCAAAGCCTGGCCAGGTGATAGCAGTGGCAGATCCTATGCTGGTCGGTAGGAACAATGGCGGCCGAATAGCAGCTGCAGCTGGCCGCTTGGTAACGCTTGATCGCGATACCGTAGTGCCGGTCGGCGCTCGGCTGATGGTAAATCTACCCAGCGGCAAGTCGGAGGGCCGCGTGGTGAAGTCGGTTGTCGGCCGTGACGTGACGGTTATGGCAGATTTCAGCGAACAGCCTCAGGCCGAGTGCGGTTGGATTCTCGACTACGAAGATCTGAAGCTCATGCAGTTCTACGTCCGCAACGTCACGCGTCCGGAGTGGCACCAGTTTCAGCTCGAAGTGATTCAGCACGACCCCAGCAAGTTCGACGCGATCGATAACGGCGCCGTGGTGGATACCCGGCCAATCACTGGCATCCCCGTGGGCACGCAGGATGCGCCGGCGCGTGTGATGTTGAGCCAGCACGTCGTGATCGAGCAGGGCATTGCGGTAACTGTCATGTCGATCGCCTGGGATGCCGCCTCAGGGGCGGTTGCTTATGACGTCGAGTGGAAGTGGGGAGCCCGCGAATGGATTACCGTACCTCGCACCGCTGAGCAGATGGTTGACGTACGCGGTATATATTCCGGGCAGTACATGGCACGGGTGCGGGCGGTGAGCGCGCTCAATGTGTCCTCGATCCCGACCACGTCGGCACTGACCAACCTGGAAGGAAAGGTCGGGTTGCCGCCGGCGGTGTCATCTCTGACCACCACCAGCGAGCTGTTCGGCATCGGCATCAAGTGGGGCTTCCCCACCGGCGCCGAGGATACCCAGCGCACCGAGCTGTGGTATGGCCCGGCCAATGACCTGACAGCAGCGACCAAGCTGGCAGACCTGGCGTATCCGCAGGCCGATTACCGCATGCAATCGCTGCTGGCGGGCTCAACCCTGTTCTTCTGGGCGCGCCTGGTGGACCGCACCGGCAACATTGGGCCGTTCTACCCGGTGGTCAATGGAGTTATGGGCCAGGCCAGCTCGGATGCTGGGCCGATCCTTGAACAGATCAAAGGGCAGATTGACGAAACCGCGCTGGGCCAGCACCTGAATGACCGAATCGACCTGATCGACGGAAACGGACCAGGCTCGGTGAACGGTCGCATTGACGCGGCCAAGGATGAGCTGGAGCAGCTGCTCGGCGAGGTGGTCGATGCGCTGGAGTACGTGCCATCCAAGGCGTACGCGCTGAACGACATTGTGCGAGTGGGCCAGCACCTGTACCAGGCCAATGGCGCGGTGCCGGCGAACAACCCGCCGCCGAACGCCACCTATTGGACCGACATCGGCACAGTCACGCAGACGGTCAACGCTCTAGTGACCCAGGTTCAGC